AGACTTTAGTTCAGGTTCACCAACTTTTAGAATTGGCGACGTGTTTACTATTGCTAACGTGTTTGCTGTTAACCCACAGACTCGTCAGTCAACAGGTTCACTACAACAGTTTGTTGTAACTGCTAATCTAGACATTTCTTCAACCACAACTGGTACATTAACAGTATCGCCAGCGATGTATACCTCTGCTAACGCATTGGCTACCATCAATGCTTTCCCTGCTGCTAGTGCTGCTTTAACTTTCCTAGGTGGATCTGCAACAGCTTACCCACAAAATTTGATCTATCACAAAGATGCGATCACTTTTGCGACTGCTGACTTGCTATTACCACAAGGTGTAGACATGGCTTCACGTCAAGTTCACAACGGTATCTCGATGCGTATAGTACGTCAGTACGACATCAACAATGACCGTTTACCTTGCCGTATTGACGTTCTATACGGTTTCAGCGCAATCCGACCACAAATGGCTTGCCGTCTGTGGGGTTAAACCTAAATGCTCCCGTGTAAACGGGGGCTTTTTTAATATTTAAGGAGAATTATTATGGCATTACCTAATGGTGCAGGCGGTTATCAAATTAACGACGGTAACGTCGGTGAAGCATTATTGTTTGTGCAAGGCGCTCCAACATCTTTAACTGCTGGCGCAACTGCAACTTCAGCTCAATTAGCAAACGGTTTGTTTGTATTTAACGGTACTGCTGGCAATTTAACTCTGCCAACTGTAGCTTTGCTTGAAGCCGATATTTCTAGCGCAAGTAAAGTAGACTCTGCGTTTGACTTTATCGTTATTAATGCAGACGCCACAACCGACGATGTTACGCTAGTTGTTGGCACAGGTTGGACAATTGTTGGCAATGCAGTTGTATCTGAAGCTACTTCAGCCCAGTTCCGCGCCCGTAAAACAGGCGAAGGTACTTGGACTTGCTATCGTATTGCTTAATGTAATCCCCCGCTTCGGCGGGGATTTTAAAAGGAAAAATTATGTCGTCTAATACCAAACCAATTGGCGTTGCTTTTGAAGATCAAAACATTATCGGATCTAATTTTGTATTAGCTGGTGGCGAGTTGGGCTACACCGCAGAAGCAAGCGGTACAGTAACTCAATTGACAGACAAGTCTACAGGGGTAACCTTAAACAAGTCTGCTGGTCAGATTACACTAAACGGCGCCGCTTTAGCTAACATCACAAACGTCTCGTTTACTTTGACTAACAGCACAATCAGCGCAAAAGACGTTATAGTTTTAAGCGTTGCGTCTGGTGCTACCGCTGGTGCATACAACTGCTGGATTTCTAGCAAAGCTACTGGAAGTTGCGTAATTACAATACGTAACCTTTCGGGCGGTTCGCTCTCTGAGGCTTTTGTGCTTAACTTTGCAGTTATCCACGTTTTATAATGCTAAATGGGGGACTTCGGTTCCCCAACTAACTATGACTATATATCTAAGACATCCTGATCACGGTAGTAAAGTTGCTACGATGGAACAAGAAGCAGAATTTGATGAACAAAATGGCTGGGTGCGTTATACTAACGATACGCCATCCGAAGAAGAAATGATTGCGGCTCCAGTCAATACGTTGGAAGTAAAAAGACGTCGTAAAACTATCGAGTAAAGGGTGAGTTATGGCAATTTATACCGCCAACGATCAAATTAATGGAGCGCTACGTCTATTAGGAGTATTGGCTGAAGGTGAAACGCCATCCGCCGCTACGTCGCAAGATGCCTTAGCTGCATTAAATCAAATGATTGATTCATGGAATACTGAGCGTCTAGCAGTATTTTCTACGCAAGACCAAGTATTTAATTGGCCACCTAATGTACTAAGTAGGACACTAGGCCCTTCAGGTGACTTTGTAGGTAATCGACCTGTTCTATTAGACGACTCTACATACTTTATTGACCCTGCCAACGGTATCTCGTTTGGTATTAAGATGATTAATCAACAGCAATATAACGGTATTGCGGTTAAGACAGTCACTAGCACCTATCCGCAAGTCATATTTACCAATATGACGTACCCTAACATTGAGATGTATATCTATCCTAAACCAACTAAAGTGTTGCAATGGCATTTTATTTCGGTTCAGGAGTTAACACAGCCAGCCACGCTTGCAACTAATATATTGTTTCCACCAGGCTATTTAAGAGCTTTTAGATATAACTTGGCGTGTGAGTTTGCTGCCGAGTTTGGCGTTGAGCCAAGCCCACAAGTATCACGCATTGCAATCACGTCTAAACGCAACATAAAACGCATTAACAACCCAGATGATATTATGTCCTTGCCGTACAGTATTGTTGGCACACGTCAGCGCTATAACATATTTGCAGGGAACTACTAAGGATAACGTATGAGTGATATTGCTATTACCGAATTACCCGTCGCAACCGCAGCTGCGACCACAGACATATTCCCTATCGTTCAAAGCGACAATGTTACTAGACAGATAACTAATGCGTTAATATTTACATCACCTACGATTACTAGCCCTACGCTAATAACCCCTGCATTAGGCACGCCTGCAAGCGGTAACATCAGTAACTGTACTGGTAGCCCTGTATTAGTTACGCCTGCGCTAGGCACTCCATCAAGCGGTATATTAACTAATTGCACAGGTAGCCCTACGCTAACATCGCCTGTCTTAGGTAACGCTACAGCTACTACGATTGCTACAACAGGTAATATTCTAATATCAGGAACAGGTAAATTAGGCTATACAACAGGTTCAGCGGGTACAGTTACGCAAGCGTCTAGCAAATCTAATGGCGTTACGTTATCTAAATCAAATGGTCAAATTACGTTAAATGCTGCGGCATTAGCATCCGACACAACCGTATCGTTTACGCTAACTAACACAGTTATTGAAGCTGGCGACGTGTTAATTTTGAATCATATTAGCGGTGGTACAGCAGGTTCTTATCTGTTAAACGCACAATCGGCGGCTGGGTCAGCAAGCATTAACGTGCGTAACATTACAAGCGGTTCGTTGTCAGAAGCTATTGTTATTGCGTTTGCGGTCATTAAAGCTACTACTGCGTAAGTATGAAAAGCCCAATATTAGGTCAAGCCTATGTAGCTAGATCAATCAATGCGGCAGATAACCGCATGATTAATCTATACCCTGAAGCAATGCCTGAGGGGGGAAAAGAAACGGGGTTTCTAAATAGAGCGCCTGGTCTTAGAAAACTAGCTACAGTTGGTATTGGCCCAATCCGTGCAGTATGGGCAAATCAATCAAGTAACGAAGATGCTTTTGTAGTATCAGGTAATGAGTTTTACCGAATAGATAATCAGTATAACGTCAGGCTCTTAGGGCTTGTGTCAGGTACGGGGCCTGTATCTATTGCCGACAACGGCATACAACTGTTTTTAGCGTGTAACCCTAATGGGTTTATTTACAACAAGTCTACACAAGCATTTCAACAAATTACCGACCCTGACTTTGCAGGCGCTGTTACTGTAGGCTACATCGACGGCTATTTTGTATTCAATCAACCAGACTCGCAAGTTATTTGGATTACAACGCTACTAGACGGTACGTCTGTTGACCCACTAGACTTTGCTAGTGCTGAGAGCGCTCCTGACGATTTATTAAACGTAGCGGTCAACAATCGTGAAGTTTGGTTGTTTGGTACTAACTCTACCGAAGTTTTTTACGACTCAGGCGCAGTAGACTTTCCTTTGTCACCTATCCAAGGTGCGTATAACGAAGTGGGTTGTTTAGCTACTTATTCGGTTGCTAAACTAGACAACAGTTTATTTTGGTTAGGCGCTGATGCACGGGGTTTTGGTATTGTCTATCGTAACCAAGGTTATAACGCTGTTAGGGTTTCCACCCATGCTATTGAGTTTGCCATTCAAAACTACCCTGTTTTAGCTGACGCTGTTGCGTATACATACCAGCAAGAAGGCCATTCTTTTTACGTGTTGACATTCCCTACAGCAGGTAAGACTTGGGTTTATGACGTAGCCACGCAGTTGTGGCATGAGCGTGCAGGGTTTGTTAACGGTGAGTTTACCCGCCATCGTTCTAACTGTCAGATGAATTTTAACGACACAATCGTTGTTGGTGATTACCAAAACGGCAATATCTACGCTTTGGACTTAGATGTTTATGATGATAGCGTAGGGGTTCAAAAGTGGTTGCGGTCATGGCGAGCAATACCAACGGGTATGAATACGCTCAAGCGTACAGCGCAACATACATTACAGCTCGATGCCGAAACAGGCGTTGGGCTTAACTTGTACCCTGAGTATACGCAAGCTGAGTATATTGATACACAAGCAGGGTTTCGACTTGCAACAGGGCCTACAGGCAATTTGCTAACAGAAGCAAGCGATGTTTTAGTTACGGAATCTGGCGATCCTATAGCAACAGATTACGATTTATTAGTTACTACGGTTCATTCGGCAGCGCCAGGCTACATCCCGCAAGCCATATTGCGTTGGTCTGACGATGCAGGGCATACATGGTCTAATGAGCATTGGGCGTCAATGGGCAAAATTGGTCAGTACGGCTTTCGTACCTTTTTCCGTCGCCTTGGCATGACCGTTAAGTTGCGTGATCGAGTCTATGAAGTGTCAGGCACGGATCCTGTCAAGATTGCTATTATGGCCGCAGAAATACAAGTGTCACCGACAAGAGCATAATGGAAAATATAACCCAAATCCCTTCATCTAAAGTACCTGTGCTATTGGCTGATACAGATTTAATGTCAACCCAATGGTACAGATTCTTCTTTAACATCTATACGCTAACCAATAATGGCGTGTCAGGCAGTTTTACAACAAGCGATGGTAAAACAGTCACCGTCACTAACGGCATCATTACGGCAATTGTATGAATATAGAAATGACCGTCACTTATGGCCAAGGGTTTTTACCTACATTACCTATGTTTGCAAATATGGGTTTGGCTAATATTAACGTAACGCCTGATAAAATTGTTAAGTTGCAAGATGAATTGCTTAAAATGGAACAAGCAGACATTGTAACTGAGCATACGTTTACACCAGGCGTTTACGAACGAAAGATTATTGTACCGCCGTGGTGTATTTTAACGGGGGCGGCGCATAAAACAGATTACAAAGTTCGGCTAGAAAAAGGTACAATTGCTGTTAATATTGGTACAGAAGTAAAAATATTGACTGCGCCATGTGAATTTGATGCTTGTGCTGGTGAACAACGTGTTGGTCGCGTATTTGAAGATGAAGTAGTTTGGGTAGATATTTACGCAAATCCTGACGATTGTAAAGATGTATCAGTTTTAGAAGATCGACTTTATGTTGTACCTGAATGTGGATTAGGCGCAAACAGAGTTAAACAGTTAGCGACAACAAACATAGCTAAACTTGTTAATGAGGGAGAAATATAATGGCAGGATTTACAGCAGCAGCAATAGGCGGCGCAGCCTTAATAGGCGCTTATTCATCTAGTAGAGCCTCTAGCGCACAAGCGCAATCAGCAGGCGAAGCTACGCAAGCGCAACGTGATATTGCTAACCAACAAGTTGCGCTTCAACGTGAACAGTATCTAAAAAATCTTGAGCTAAACGCACCGTTTAGAGAAGCGGGTTTAACTGCTCAGAATAAACTATTAGGCTATTTAGGCTTAGGCGAAGGCGATGGCAGATACGCTAGAGATTTTAGTATGGCCGACTACCAAGCTGATCCAGGCTATGCATTCCGTTTATCCGAAGGTACAAAAGCGCTTGACCGTACAGCAGCTGCTAGAGGTGGTTTGTTATCAGGCGCTGCTTTAAAAGGAGCGCAACGCTTTGGACAAGACTTAGCATCGCAAGAATATCAAAATGCGTTTAATCGCTATCAAGTTAACCGTTCTAACCAATTAAACCCCTTACAAAGTTTATTAGGTGTAGGACAAACAGCCGTAGGGCAAGACATTAGTGGCGGCAATACGTACGCAAGTAATGTAGGTAATGCGCTAGGCGCATTTGGTGCTGGTCAAGCTAGTAACATTATTGGCGCAGGCAACGCAAGAGCGTCTGGGTACGCTGGCATGGCTAATCAATTCAGTAGCGGCGTAGGCCAAGGGTTAAATTTTTATCAAAATCAAAATTATTTAAACAGACGTTTTCCTACAGCAGGGGGCGGTGGGTATGTTATGCCAGAACCATACTCATACGGCGGCGCAGACGCCAACACAATGTAATTTTAAGGACTAATTATGCCTATTGATCCAAGTATTGCGTTAAGTATTAAACCTGTTCAAATTCAAGACCCGTTAAACCGCATGGCTGCAATGATGCAGATTGAAAGCGGTCAACAAGGTCAGCAACTTAATGCGTTACAAATGAAAAAAGCGCAACAAGAGTTTGATACGCAAAATAGATTGGGTAAAGCATGGCAAGGATCTATTAACCCTGATACAGGTGAAATAGACTACAACAGTTTATTAAGAAATTTAGCTCAAGATGAAATTGGCGCAACAGCTATTCCTGGTGTTATTAAGCAAAGAAAAGATGCTGACTTAGCCGCGCAACAATTAAAAACACAACAATTTGAAACACAGAAAAAAATAGCAGACCTTACTGCACAAATGAAACGTGATTTAAGTAGAAGTCCAACTAACGCAAACATTGAAGCGCATTTTGAAGATTTTGTATCTAGTAAACTTTTTAACCCACAACAAATAGCCGCCGCACAAGCTACGCGAGATCAATTGTTGGCTATGCCTTTAGCCGATAGACAGCCATATTTATCAAGTATGGGTGCAACAGCAAGTGATTTAAAACCAACTATTAAAGATACAGATATTGGCGGAAGTATACTTCCACGCGTGCTTGATGCGTATAGTGGGACACAAATAAGCCAAGGAACACCTATTGTAAAAACACCGACAATTGCAGATAAAATATCGCAAGGTAATTTGAATGTAACGCAACAACGGTTAGCAAATGAAACAAATCCTGAACTAATACGATTAAAAGCTGAAAATACAGAACTTGGCAAACTTGCTGCTGGGCAATCACCCCTTGCACCTAAAGTTATAGCTGCTGACGCGGGTAAAAATTTAGTCGGCGATGTGGCTACTCAAATGGGTAACTCATATCTTAAATTGTATGAATCAAGCGGTATTAAATCTACTAGTAGAGGCGCTGCCGCTAATTTAGCTGCTAGCTCTCAATCTTCTATGCTTGGTCAAATAGGTGGCGGTATTTTAGGTACAGAAAATCAATCGGAACGTGATTTTATTAAATCGCAACGACCAATTCTAGTACAAGGAATTGTTAAAGCAACAGGCATGACGGCATCGCAAATTAACTCTAACGTCGAATTAAAGAATTTATTAGACGCGGCTACAGATCCCGATAAAGGATATGAAACTAACGCTAAAAATTTAAACTTAATTAATAAGCGTTTTGGAACAGGAAAAAATATTGTGCCTGAAAAACCAATTGCGGCAACACAAAGTGGGGCAAATACTGTAATTACTTCAGATGGAAAAACTTATACTTTTCCAACCCCCGCCGCCGCTGCGCAATTTAAACAAGCCATTTCTAAAATCCAATAAGGACTAAAATAATATGGCAGACTTTGAAGCGTTAGCAAAACAATTTGGTGGCGCAGTAGCACCTGCACCTAAATCTGCTACAACGGCTAATGTTGATTATGATTTATTAGCTAAACAATTTGGTGGCGCTGTATCGACCCCGCCTAAAGGCACCGTATCTATGATGGGTACTGATGGTATTCCTGTAGGCCGTCAACGTAGTTGGTTAGACGTTCCTGTAGAAGCAATTGCCAACGTAGTACCAAGTGCTATTAACATGGCGTCTGGCGTGTACGAAGCTGTCACAAGTCCAGTTCAAACTATTAAAAGTCTTGGCGATGTTGCGGCGGGTGCGGTATACAACGTATTACCTAAAGAAGTTGTTAGCTTTATAGACAAATTTGATTCTAACCCCGCTAATAAACAACGCGCTATTGAAATGGCTAACGCCGTTGGCGGCGTATATAAAGATCGTTACGGTAGTGAAGAAGCAATTAAAAAAACTATAGCGACAGACCCTGTAGGTTTTGCAGGCGATCTATCTACTTTACTAACAGGCGGCGCTATGGTGGCAGGTCGAGTTGCACCTACTGTTAGTAACGCGTTAGCTACTGGAGCTAGGTACACTAATCCAATGAACGCAATTACGCCAATTGTAAAAGCACCGTTTGTAGTTGGCGCAAAAGGCGTTGATTTTGGTCGTAGGGTTTTAAATCCTAAAACTAACGCTTTAATTGCTAATATAGAAGGTAAAGGCCCTGAAATTCTTAATGCGCTTCGCGCGCCAGAACAATTTGTAGCTGGCGCGGCACCAACAGCAGGTGAACTTGTTGCTACAACAGGTAGCACCTTATATCCAGCGCTACAAAAAAGTGTGCTTGAAAGAATCCCATCTAAAGCATTAGAGCGTAAAAACATAAATTTAGAAGCTATTAAAGAACAGTTAGGTACTGTTGCTAAAGGCGCAGACGAGTTAGATATTGCAACCGCTGCTAGAACCGCTGCAACTGATCCCTTGTATGAGGCAATTAGAACAGCAGGTAATGTAGTCGACCCACAAAAAGTGACCGCAATTAAATCTTTTATTGACGACACAATTAGTAAAAAGCCAGGTAATACTGAATTAGTCAATGAATTTTCTAAGATTAGCAAACAATTGGTAGATGAGACGGGCAAGGCTAGAATTGACGCAGGGCAAGTATCGTCTATTTTAGATGGCCTTAAAACTAGTTTAGCTAAAGAAGATAATAAATTTATTCGTGGCGAACTATCAAAAGTTAAAAAACAACTTGTAGACGTTATTCCTGGGTACGCCGCCGCCGACGCTAAATTTGCTGAAATGAGCCAACCAATTAATAAAATGCAAGTTGGACAATATTTAGAAACTAAATTAATCCCCGCGCTTGAAGGCAAAGCTAATTTAAAACCAGAGGCTTTTGTAGCTGCATTAAAAGATGCGCCAACAACTATTCGACAGTCTACGGGTATGCCTCGCTATCAATCGTTAGCGCAAATGTTTACTCCAGACGAATTACAAATATTTGACGGCATTACTAAAGAATTAAGACGCACAGCTAAGTTTGAAGAAGCAGCCGCGTTTGGAAAAGAAGCAGGCGCTGTTTTACCCGCAGCTAAAATAGAAAAAATAAACTTAATGAACCGTGTAGCATCGGTAGCTAATTTAATTATGTCTAAGGTGCAGGGAAAAATAACAGAAAAAATGGCAATTGAATTGGCAGTTGAAATGCTTGACCCTGCATTAGCGGCAAAATCAATAGAAAAAGCACTTGCACATCAAAAAAAGACAGAGAAATTTCTTATTAATCCCGCTAGAATGGTTAGCAAAGCAGCGGATATTACAAGAACGCAACCAGCAGTTGCGGCAGGTCAGTTAACTAACGCATTAGCGCCTGAACAACAAAACCAAAACGCACTTGCAAGGTAATTATGGAAGCCGAGAACAATACACGAATTAGCGTGCATGAAGCAGTATGTGCGGAACGATATAAGCGCATCGAGGAGCTATTTAAAATTGGTGAAAAACGTATGCAACGAATCGAGTATATGTTGTACGGAATTTTAGCGTTTACATTTTTTGGCAAGGACACTTTTATGCAATTACTACAAACAGTAATCGTAAAATGATGCCTGAAGGATTCCTGATTGAAAAACTAGCGCCTGCCCTTGGTGGTTTGTTTGGTGGCTTGTCGCTTGCTATGTTTTGGACTCCTGAAAAGCTACAAGAGAAGGGTAAGGTTGCATCTGTATTTATTGCAGGTGGGATTAGTGCAATGGCAGGGTTTGCATTTACAGGAATAGTTGCTGAAAAACTAGGCATTAACCCTGAGAAGTTGGATATGCAGATTGGATTGGCATGGATATTAGGTCTATGTAGCGTAGCTGTCATCAATTGGGTGTCTAATTACATGGTAAAGCGCGAACACATGGACATCAAAGAAATTGCTGATGAGATTAAACATAAACCAAAAACAAGAAAATGACAATCATTCATTGGCTCATGTCTATTCTAGTAATTGAACTAATTGCAGTCTTTGTAGTAGCGTTCTTAGCGTTTTCAGGATTCTTTACAGATATGCGTATGTTGTCTAAGATTGGTATATTTGTAATGACAACAGGGCTAATGGTACAAGTCATGCGTTCATTACACTATTTTGAGTATGGCGCGTACCCTGTAGATACTTTGTTTCCGTTATGGATAACTAAAGACATTGGCGCATCTATTATCATATTTGACTTGGCGTTGCTACATTTTCGAAAGGCTAAATAATGTTTCCATTGACAGCGTTGTTTGATGTTGGGATGAAAGTCCTTGATAAGTTTATTCCCGATCCAGAAGCTAAAGCAAAAGCACAGCAAGAACTCTTACAAATGCAACAAGAAGGCAAATTAGCTGAATTAAATGCTGATAATATAGAGGCTCAAGAACTCACCAAGCGACAATCTGCTGATATGATGTCAGACTCTTGGCTTAGTAAGAACATTCGCCCTATGACGCTTATATTTATTCTATTGACCTATACAGTCTTTGGCATGATGAGCGCTTGGGATATTGAGGTTAATAACAATTATGTAGAACTCCTTGGTCAATGGGGGATGCTCATAATGAGCTTTTACTTTGGCGGCAGAACGCTAGAAAAAGTAATGGAGATGAAGAAAAATGCTAAGTAATTGGGATAAGTCGTTTGATATGGTCATCGCCCATGAAGGTGGTTTTACAAATGATGAACGTGACCCTGGCAATAAGCTACCAAATGGTCGTAAAGGTTCTACCATGTGGGGTTGTACTCAGGCTAACTGGGAAAAGTATGTAGGACATGAAGTAACTCAAGATGATATGAAAGCGCTAAAGAAAGAAGATGTTAAACCATTATACAAAAGAGATTATTGGGATGCCGTTCGAGGTGATGATTTACCTGCTGGCGTGGATTACGCCGTGTTTGATTTTGCTATTAATGCTGGGCCAGCCGCTGCTCGTAAGATGATACAGAAAGCCCTTGGCGTGGCGGCTGATGGATCTATTGGCCCTGCCACCATGAAAGCAATCCAAGAGGCAGAAGGTAAGGACTTGCTAGACAAGTTCAGCCACAGCAAAGAAGCGTTCTACAAGTCGTTGCCGACCTTCCAAACATACGGCAAAGGATGGCTCAAGCGTGTTGCTGACGTGCAAACATCTGCCTCAACTATGTTAGCGTGACTGCTGCCTAGCCATCTCACGCGCTTGCATACATAACTCAGCGTATTTCTTAGCGGTATCAGGGTGCCAGCCGCCCATCAATACGTCACAATTAACTTTTGCTCGATCTTCTCTACGCGTTAGCTCGGTCATGCCGACCAAGTAAGTGCAGACAATAATGCCGAATAACGCTACTAAAATAACTACGCCGTCTGTTTTCATATCACGTCTCCTAGTGAATATTTTTTTAATAAATGGTATTTAAACTTCCGCAACGCCATACTTTCAATCTCGCTAACTCGACTACGGGAAAGCCCTAACTCATCTGCAACTTCTTGCTGGCTCATGTGACCTTCGTTGTTCTGCGGCGCAGGTACATATTCTTCGTAGTCGTCGTCCATTAATAAGCACCTTTCTTCGGTGCGTTAATAGCATGGCAACAATATCTTTCGCCCATCTGTTTAATCATTCTCTTAGCGTCCTCAGCTTGCTTTTGGCGTAATAACTCGCATATATCAGGGGTAAATCGCCCAGCGCGAATCATTTGCGTAATCATATTCTTGTCGGTATTATTCATAGTTGCTCCTTGTATTGACTTGTCGATAGGCTTGGATAGCCGTTCGCAAGTCTCGTTTTAATAATTCTATCTCATAAGTATCCTCTAAAATCCGAGAATACGCTTCTGTTGCAAATTCAACTAAATTGGCGTGTGACCAGGCGTAGAAATCAGGTTCGGTCATGGCGCTATAGCTTCCTTCATAATCTCAATACGCTCACGGCTAACCCGTAATGTGTTATACCTCATGTGCAAGCGTTCCATGATGGATGCTCGCTTGAGGCCACGTCGCTCCTCAATCAACATAATTAATACTTCAGACTCATTGAGCTGATTCAGTACGGCTTGCAGCTTGCGCCAACTTAGCGGTTTCATCTTCGACCTTTCTTTGTAGTTCAATAGTTTCAGCAGTAATTTTTTTTAATGATCTAAGCGCAGCGTTGTACTGCCTCGCCCTGATCGTTTCCTCAGCCATCGCCGCCTTCAGCTTGGCTTTGTATTGTAATAACCTTTTCATTCTTTCCTCTCCTTAATGTCATAAAACCAATCGTCGCCTGCCGACCACTTGCGCGTGCCATCGACTGTCCATAGCCGTTGCGCTGCCTGAAAGTCAGGGAACTTTGTCTCAGCAGGGATTAGACTCTGGTCGTACCACAGGCAACGGTTGTTGGGTTGCGTAGCAAATTGACCGTTCTCTAACTGGATAAAGTTAAAAGACTTGTGTTCTTCAGCCTGTTCGGTAAAGGTTGTGTCTACATCCAAGCCATCAGCGCAGAAGTCTACCGTAAACAAATAGCGCCCAAAGTGCCAGGCTTTGTCTTTACCCAAGAATTTCACACCCAAATTACGCAACGCAATCTTTTCAATAATGGTAAATCTATAACTCATGCAATCCCACAACTGCAAGACGTCGATTGGCAGATCACCAGCGTCAGCGTGCCAGACATACGCATGGATGGGCAACTTGTCGTATAGCGCGCCATACGCAGGCAATAGCGATTCAATACGAAAGACCTGCCCGCGCAAGGCTTTAAGGCTAACCCAAACGCAAGGCTCTAACTCGCCATGCCCTTTGTGGTCGTTGTACAAAAACTCACGTTTTATAAAGCATTTAACAGGCGGTAATGATGCAACAATAAAACTCATACTTCTCCTTATTTATAACAGTATGGACATCTAACCAGTATGGTTAGTATCTTTGATTTGCAATGTACGCAAATGTAGTTGGTCATTTCTCACTCGCTTTCTGTAATAATGCCTTAGCAAACTTATAGACATCGCTATACTGGTACGTCTCATCTTCAATAAAAACAGTTGCTGCAATACGTTCTATTTCTTCGTCTGACACGTCACGTTGCTCTAGTTCTTTGGATAACCGATTAACTTCTAACATCAACCGTGCAATCGTACCTTCGGCACTCTCAAGCAATTTAATTAACTGTTGTTCGTTCATGTCAGCTCCTCCATAGCTATTTCCGATAACGCCTTTTTGTCTTTCAAGGCACCCAAAATGCGCTCCTCAATCGTTTTCGTTGTGATCAGGATGTAAACCCACACATCATGCTTTTGACCGCTTCGGTGCAGTCTACCGATGGTTTGCTCGTAATACTCTAGCGACCACGGCAGAGACACAAACACCATCTTGCACCCGCCATGTTGTAGGTTTAACCCATGCCCTGCTGATAGCGGGTGAATTAACAACAGTTCTATTTCACCTGCGTTCCAACGGGCAATTGACTGCGGATCGTTAATCGTCTGTGCGTTAGGATACCTACGCTTAAGTTCTGCCAACTCCTCAACATAGTTGTAAACGATAATCGTATTAGCCCGTTGGTTCTCGTTCAGCAGCTCATCTAACATATCAAACTTATGGGTGCTAAACCAGATAGGCGTTTGGGTGACGTTCATGCGCCCAGGTGTATTAGACGCTGTTGTTTCGCTACTGTAAACAAACCCTGACGACATCTGTTGTAACTTCTGTGTGACTACGGCAGCACTAACCGCCGTAATTTTTTCTTTACCAAACTGCACAACAAAGTCCTTCTTCATCTTCTCATAATGGCTACGGTCAGCCATATCGCAACGCATTTCAACAATGTGTAGCGGTGGCAACTGGTCAGCGTACTCGCCAGCATCTAACACGAACGTCGCAGGTTTGATTGTGTGCATGACTTCAGGTAGCGCACCCTTGCGCGGCGCCCACTCACCAAAGTCTTTGTTCATTAGAATAAAATACTTTTGCATAAAAGCCCCTTTAGACCGCCCTAGTAGCTGTTGGTCGATAATCTTACATTGTCCAAACACATCCTCAAGGCCATTGCTAGTAAACGATCCTGTCAAACCCCAACGTATTTTGATGGAATCAATGACTTTATTAAGGGCTTTAAAGCGTGCGCCCGATGGATTTTTAAGCCTAGTCAACTCATCGAACACGATGCCGTCAAAGTCCATGTCGTCTGGCAACGATTGCAGATTGTCGTAGTTAGTTACAACGACTAGCGCTTTAGACTCGAACGCTTCTTTGCGTTGCTTGGGTGTGCCTACGGCTACGGCTAACTTCATAAAAGGCGCCCACTTCGGCTGCTCAACAGGCCACACATCGGTGCAGACACGCTTGGGTGCAATGACTAGCCATCTAGTTACAACGCCGTTGTACAGACAGTCGTACATAGCGCGTAGCGTGATAGCAGTCTTACCTGCACCAACAGGCGCAAGAATCATAGCACGGTCATGCTCATACAAAAAATCAGCGGCTATCTCTTGGTAGTCGCGTAACCTTAACCCATTCATCTATCTGCTCCTTAGTCCATAAACACGCATATTGTTGGGATAACCCCGTTATTTCTTCCATAAAAAATTTCTGTAATGCAGACACTTTACCGCCCTTTGTTTTTAACTCTACAAACCACGTATCACCGTTAGGCAGACACGCTATCTGATCTGACACGCCGCGTTGGTTAATTGACCTAAACTTATAAGTCTTTCCGCCTATTGACATTACTGCCCATTTAAAATAAGATTCAATCTCTTTTTCGTTCATGTAAAAAAGTTTAACACATAATTAAAAATGTATGTATAATAAAATTTCTAAACAAATAAACTAAAGGAAACTAAAATGGCTCAACATTCAAATATTGTCGGTGGCTCAACTGCTAAAAGGGTTATGGGTTGCCCAGGCTCTGTAGCGTTATGCGCTAAGATGCCCCCAAGACCAAGTAGCGTCTACGCTGACTTAGGTACATTACTCCACAATGCAGTAGCACAAGTGCTTGACCAAGGCGTAACGCCTGAGTCCTTAATCGGTATGAAGTATCAAGACCAAGTGCTTACGCAAGACCATATTGATAACAAACTTCACGTTGCTTTAGATTTACTTGGCGAGATAGATCCTAAGTTAGAAATGGAATATGCCGTCGAGACTGAGGTTGGCTTTGGTGACTTCTTACCTGATGTGTTCGGTTCATGTGACTTGCTAGGCCGTATCGGTAATCGGGCTATTGTGTTAGATTGGAAGTTTGGCGATGGCGTAGCCGTGGGTGTAGAAGAAAACGAACAGCTTTTATTCTATGCAGCAGCAGCTATGCGTACACCTTCAGTAGCATGGGTGTTTGATGGCGCAACGGAAATTGAGTGTGTTATCGTGCAACCACCAAGTGTCAAGCGTTGGGTAACAACCGTTGAGCGTGTCAAAATTTTTGAAAATAATTTAGTTGCATCCGTTAAAGAATCACAAAAGGCAAACGCAGGCCTCAACGCGGGTGAGCATTGTCGTTGGTGCGCTGCAAAACCAATCTGCCCTAAGATGACAGGTGCAGTTGACCGTGCCTTGCAGGAGCAGTTGGTGAGCCTCGATGCTGATATGATAGGTGGCTACTTAAAGAATTGTGATCTGTTAGAACAATGGATTACCGATCTGCGAGCGTTAGCGCATCAGATGTTAGAAGCCGATAAACCTGTGCCTGGTTGGAAGTTAGTCAATAAGCGTGCCACACGGCAATGGGCGAACGATGATCAGGCAGCAGACGTGTTAGCAAAAGTTATTCCCGAAGCTGAGTTGTATGTGACTAAACTCATTACACCAGCAGTTGCGGAAAAGATACTCAAGAAGTTAGGTGAGCAATTGCCTAATGACTTAGTAATAGCAGTAAGTAGTGGTAGCACGTTGGCACGGGAAGAAGATCCTCGTCCAGCCGTAGTACAAATCGGGAAGCAACTTGTTGCAGCCCTCTCTAAAATCCAATAGGAACTAAACTAATGTCTAATATAACTACGTTTTCAGCAGCAAATTTACCCTCTGTAACTTCATTATCGACAGCACTACGTGCTTTAGAAACAGAAGTCGGCGCAGCAGGTGTTGTCATCCTTAAAATGGATAAGACAGGTCATTGGGTATTCGGTGCAGACCAAACCGAAGTCGGCGATGATTCTACATGGGCAGTCAATCCGTTTAGCTTTGTGCATGGTTTTATCGCATGGGGCGACGGTGAGGTGCTTGGCGAGAAGATGGTATCAGTATCTCAGCCATTACCTGAACTTGAAGAAGCGCCGCCAATGGCTCGCAAGGGTTGGGAGACTCAGGTCGGTATGTCTATGAAGTGTTTGTCTGGCGAAGATAAGGGGATGGAAGTCCGTTACACTACAACTTCGGTTGGTGGTAAGCGTTCCGTACAATCCCTTGCAGTTGCCATCGCTACGCAAGTAGACACCAATCCGAAGTTGCCTGTACCGATTGTGACGCTTGATAAAGAGCATTACAGTCACAAGTCTTATGGTCGCATTTACACACCAATTTTTAAAATTGCAAGTTGGATGAGTATGACCGATGAGTCTGGTACACCAGCAGAAGAAACCGCAGTTGAGGCAGAAGCAGAATCAGCAGCTCCTGTAGCAACTGCACGCAGAAGAAGGAGTGTTTAATATGATCAAGCTAGAACTTAGCATTGAAGAAGTAAACGGCATCTTGATGGCTTTAGGTAAAGCGCCTTACGAAATGGCGCAACCTTTGGTTGACAAGATTAAGCAGCAAGCCGTACCGCAAGTGCAGCCGCAAGCTGCGCCTGTGGATGTAGCCGCAGAGTAAGAAATGGGGCTAGTCTGTGATTATTCAGTCTAGTACACACAAGTCGAAGAACTAAGAAAACCGACTAGCCCCACCTACCTATGACAATTCTATATATTGATTTCGAGACACGCTCACGCTGTGATCTACCCAGCCGTGGCGTCTATAACTACGCAAGGGATGCTAGCACGTCTGTGCTTTGCCTATCCTATGCGTTTGATGATGAGGAAGTGCAGTCGTGGTTGCCTGATCAAGAATTCCCGTGGCAGATTGTTGACCATATCGTATCAGGTGGACAAATTCGAGCGCATAACGCTGCGTTCGAGCGCTTGATTATGTGGTATGTCCTCTGCCCAGACAAAGGAATCCCAGAACCGACTACGGAACAGTTCTATTGTACAGCTACGCAGGCACGTGCCAACTGCGCGCCAGGCTCGCTTGATGATGTGGGCAGATTCGCAAGCGTGAATATGCGTAAAGACCATAGAGGCAATCAACTAATTCGTTTGCTATCTATCCCCAAGGCCGATGGCACATTCAATAACGATATAACGCTCATGGCTGAGATGGTCGCCTACTGCGAGCAGGATGTTCGGGCAATGCGTGCGATTAGTCAAGCTATGCGCCAACTGTCAGACGATGAGCTGTTAGACTATCATGTGAATGAGAAGATTAATGATCGTGGGGTATTGTTAGACAAACCCCTAGCCGAGTCAGCAATCAAGTACGCAAGTGCAGAGTTAATAGAAATAGAGAATCTTGTTGCAGAATTAACAGATGGTGAAATATTAAGCGTGAGAAGTCCACGGATGCGCGAGTGGGTACTTGCAAGAGTCGGCGATCAAGCCAAGAAGTTAATGGAAAACTACAAAGATGGTGACAAAAAATATTCAATCGATAAAACAGTTCGAGCTAATCTACTTGCTTATTCTGAAGAAAATCCCGCAGAAGTACCGCCGCAAGTTGCTGATGTTGTCCAATGCGCGGACGACCTATGGGCGTCTAGTGTCGCAAAATTTAAAAGACTAAAGGAGCTGGCAGATGAAGAAGATAACCGAGTTCGTGGAGCATTTGTCTTTGCTGGTGGCGCAGCCACAGGTAGGGCAAGTAGTTATGGAGCGCAAGTCCACAACTTTACCCGAAAGTGTGCCAAGGAGCCTGATGCCGTTAGATCCGCTATGGTTAGAGGCCACTCAATTGTCCCTGCCTTTGGACGACGTATTACCGATGTACTCAAGTCAATGCTTAGACCTGCCCTCGTATCCGATAGGGGAAAATCATTAGTTGTTGCAGATTGGGCAGCCGTTGAAGCACGGGTTAACCCGTGGCTATCCAACTGTCCCGCAGGTATTCGTAAGTTAGATCTATTCCGTACTGGCGAAGATGTTTACAAGGTCAACGCTAGCGCGACGTTCCATGTACCTGTTGATCAGATTACATCCGAGCAGAGACAGATTGGCAAGGTACAAGAGTTAGCGTGCGGATTTGCAGGTGGCGTTGGAGCCTTCGCTGCAATGGGTAGGGCGTATGGTATTTTGTTACCTGAACCTGAAGCCAAGCGCATGGTCAATGCGTGGCGTCTAGCGAATCCGTGGTCAGTACCGTACTGGCAAGACCTTGAAAATGCGTACACAAGGGCGATGCGTAACAAAGGACATGAGTTCAGAGCAGGGCGAGTAACCTATTTATTTGATGGGCAACATCTGTGGTATGCACTTCCAAGTGGGCGTGTGTTATGCTATCCCTTCGCACGGTTAGATACAGATGGAGTCAGTTATGCTAAAGCATCGTGGAAGCCAGCAGCCGACGCTAAAGAGTGGCCTAGAGCAAGATTATGGAAAGGACTCGCCTGTGAAAACATTACACAAGCCGTCGCCAATGACTTACTGCGACACGCTTTGCGAGGCTTGGATGATGTGGTACTTCACGTCCATGATGAAATTGTGGTCGAATCAGCAGAACCAGAAATAGCAGTACAAAAAATGAAAGACGTTATGTGTACCCCACCCGCATGGGCTGAGGGGTTACCCTTAGACGTAGAGGCAAGCATTATGACAAGGTACGGCAAGTAAAAAAAACCCCTAGTTTTGGGCTAGGGGTAATTAATTCACGGAAGGAAACACAAAATGCACAACTTTTTAGAGTTTATCACGAATTTAGCGCCAGAGGGCGAGACTGCCTTGATTGTGCGCCAAAAGCCACAGTTAAAAGATGGCGAATTACAGTTGCACGCCGATGGTGCTATTAAATGCACATGGCCTGCGTATTTGCCAAGTCACAGGATGAAGGACGGTGAGGCGTGGTACATCAATACTGCATCTTTTATCATAGACCGCTTTGAGGATGGGCGTGTGTCAGCGTCCGCAGTCAACTGCGAGTTCGTTCTTTTTATGATGCTAGATGACATCGGCACCAAGTCGAAAACACCGCCCCTTGCACCGACATGGATTCTTGAGACTAGCCCTGATAATTTTCAATACGGCTACGCTTTCTCCGAACAACCCACGAAGGGTGAGTTCACGGCAGCGGTCAAAGCGATTGCTGCGGCAGGTTACACCGATGCAGGCGCCACAAACGCCGTCCGAAATGTACGTCTGCCAGGCTCGATCAACCTGAAGCCTGGGCGAGATAACTTCGAAGCCAAGTTAGTCGAGTTCCATCCTGAGCGTGATTACACGCTAGGCGATATTTGCACGGCGCTAGGTGTGACGCCTGCGCCTGCTGACACGAATCATTACGCACCGATTAGACTCGCCGACAATGGTGGCGATGATGTGTTAGCATGGATGAATGATCAAGGCATGGTATTGTCGAAGATCAACGGCGAAGGGTGGTTATCAGTCACTTGCCCAAACAACGCCGAACACACCGATGGCAACCCCGAAGGTCGGTACAAACCCCTAGATCGTTCTTATTGTTGCTTGCACTCGCATTGTGTCGATTTCGGTAGTCAAACATTTCTCGATTGGGTAGCCGCTAACGGTGGCCCTAAAGTTACACATGGCTTGCGTGACAAATTGATCGCTGAGGCGATGACGGTTGCGCTTGCCAAGATCACGCCTAGTGATATGTTTACTGATGATGCCGACGCTAAGATAGCCGAAGTCGAGCGTAAAGAGTTAGGGCGTGTCGAGAAGTCCAAGTGGTATGAGCGTTTCGCTTATGTGCAAGATGACGAATCTTTCTTTGATATGCAAGATCGCCGTGAGGTGTCAAGACAGACTTTTAACGCTCTGTTCCGTCACATCAAGTGTCTATCACTACATACAAACACCAAGATAGAAGCATCAATCTGCTTTGACCAGAACAGACAAGCGATGGGCGCTAAGGCGCTCGTGGGGATTACTTACGCCGCAGGCGAGACGGTGCTAGTCGCCCGTGACGGTGATTTGTATGGCAACCGTTGGCGTGACGCTCGCCCTGATGTGTCAGCCGTGGTTGCATCGGAATCGAAAATAGCGTCTTGGCTAGACCATTGCCGTGAGTTAGTGCCTGAGCCTGAAGAGTTAGAACATTTACTTAACATCATGGCTTTTAAACTGCAACACCCCGAATTAAAAATTAATCATGCCGTCTTGCACGGTGGCGATGAGGGTTGCGGTAAAGATACGATGTGGGCGCCATTCATTTGGTCGGTGTGCGGTAGCCATTTAAAGAACCGTGGCATTATGGATAACAACTCGATTAATAGTCAATGGGGTTATCAATTAGAGTCTGAAATACTTTTAATCAATGAGCTGAAAGAACCCGATGCGTCCGCTCGTAGGCAGTTGGCGAACCAACTCAAACCGATAATAGCGGCTCCCCCTGAGATGCTACCGATTAATCGTAAGGGTTTACACCCATACCAAATGGCTAATAGACTATTCGTTTTAGCGTTCTCGAATGACCCTGTTCCAATCTCGTTAGCGTCACAGGACAGGCGATGGTTTTGCGTATGGTCGGCAACTGGGCGCATGGATTCGAACAAAGCCAAAGAGATGTGGGATTGGTATAGACATGGCGGGTTCGAGTCGATTTCAGCGTGGCTACACGCTCGTGATGTGAGTAAGTTTAATCCGTCAGCGTCACCGATGATGACCGAGTTCAAAGCGAACCTAGTTGAACACGGCATGAGTATGGCAGAATCGTTCTTGGTCGAGATGCTCAAGGGTCGCAAGGGCGAGTTCGCTAAGGGTGTGATCGGTTCACCGTTTCATGCGCTCTGTGACCGTCTAACAGGGCTTGCGCCTTCTAATGTTAAAGTGCCACAAGCCGCCCTCTTACACGCTCTCAAAGAGGCTGGCTGGGTAGACTGTGGACGCTTGAAGTCGAGAGAGTTTGACACGAAGAAGCATATTTTTGCTGACCCCGAAATAGCGTCAATTCTGAGTAAGTCTGAGTTAAGGCGTGCGCTTGAGGATGTGCCAACACCCCAAAGCGTCAATATTAAGTAAAAATAAAGCCCCGATTAAGGGGCTTTTTATTTACTGGTTAAGGGTTTATAAATCAAATACGGCTATGATTAATAATGCAATAGCACTTACGATAAAAGCAGTTAGCATGAGATTACTCCGTTATATTTGTTAGCGAATAGTTGGGCGGATGTTTTATCGTTAAACCTGATAGAGTAATCTTCGCCTTGTATTTTGTAGTGGACTATATACATACGCTCTCCCATATCTCCAGTTCTTCTTCTATCTTGTGCATAGTTGTGCAGATATCACTCCATTTTGCGTCATATTGTGGGTCGCCTTCGGGTATGCAATTCTCTCTCATATCGCATAAAGCGTCCCATATAACTTCTAATTCGTCTCTTGTAATCATTCTTCAATCTCCTCTATTGTTGGATTGCAATATTCTTCTTCTTGCTCAAGTTCGTCAAAATAATCAAATAATTCCTCTTTTACCTTGCTTGACGGATAAACGGATTCTTCTTCGCCATCGTCCCAAACAATGTTCAGCGTGTAGGATTTAATTTTTCTCATACAGACTCCATTTCGTAAATTAGTTCATAAGATAAAACCTTAAAATCGCTTGCACCGTCTAGCATGAGACTTTTTAATTCTTCTTCGCCACGGTTACAGTAGTAAAAAATATGCGTGTCGGGGATACCGTAAGAGTCATTCCCCCAGTCTTGCCCTTCGTCGTTCTCGTAATCGAACCCAGCGTCCCCAAAACTAAAGTAATAATTCTCTATCGGGTTCGCTTCGTCCGTGTATTGAATTGTTGCGTATGCGCCTATTGCTATTGGATTCTTCATACCGTCTCCATTTCGTCAAAATAATCATGCTCAACAATACCGTGATTAAGGCATACATTGACAAAATTGTCCGCCAGTTCTTTATTTGCGCTGATAGCATCAACAAGCATTTGTTCAATGTCGCCTCTATCTTCGATGTCTATATCTTGCTCGTGCCATTCAAAATTATCTGTAAGGCGTGCAATACAAGCGTAAACCCAGTTTTCTAATTTAACATTTTTCATTTTTAAACCCTCTTAAATTGTTTATAGAGATAAGTTAGAACCGCTTGTCCGTCCTCTACCATTTCTTTATCGGACTCGTAACAATCGTTTGACGGTTCCATATTTTGTAAATAGTAGCCACAAAGCACGGACAACATATTTAAATCGCTTAATTGCTCTTTAGTAATTTCGATTAGCATTTTACGCTCTCCTCATATTCTTCGATTGATTCGGCTTCAATCTCGTAGACTGTCATCTGGTCGGCTTCGTCCAGTTCCATTGTGTTGGCTAAATTAATTGCAACACTTTCCGTGTCGGCTTCAATGGTATAAATAACCTCAATAGTCTTTTTAACAATATATTCCATGATTAAATTGTCTCCTCGATGTGATAGTTATGCCCTAGCGTGTCATAAATTTCAACGCTTAACCGTCCGTCCGTCATATTGTCATAGCCTACAAAGCCGTAGCGTAGAAGATAAGTGAGCGTGGCATCGTTAGAGTCTACACAGTCAAGGCAATCAATTTCATATTCTATTAACTCTTTTATCCATTCTTCCCTAGTGCGCTCAACTCTGTTAGATTCAAAATCAACTCGTATTAATTTTTGCATGATGTAACCCTTCGATTAGTTTAGATTAGTGTATTGGCTAAAATTAGCCCTATAGCGTCCCTCAACAGAGACGCTATAAGATAACTCTATTAATACCAACCCTTTGCGTATATCCATATCCCTGCCAAGGCTAGCCCCATTAAAACGCTAAAGATTGCGCCTAGTATGTAATCAATGTATGGCTTCATTGTGTGACCTCGTCCGTAGGCTCTAACGCTCTTGCATATTTATCTGTTACATCGGGATATAACTCGTTAAATGCGTCCCAAAACTGAAATGAATAGTCATCTCTATTTGCGCCTGTGCTTATTGCGTGCGCTATGATTGCGTCAAAATCAATAGTTAATATCATGGTTAGCCTTCCATATCGTTTAGGTTGATATACCAAGATGAGGGGATTGCTTGCATGGGCTTATAGTAGTTATTGCCTTGGTTCTCGAAAGTAATTTCACCGATTGAAAATGTTTTCCCTGTGCTAAACGGTAAGTAGAGCGTGAACACCTTACCGTTGAGCGAATCACGGATTAGGGTTTTTTGTGCGGTGTTGCGCTTTGATGTGCGGTATTTTTTCATTGTGTAACCTCATCGTGGTTAGTTTCCCAATTTGTCATATACTCATCGGCATACCATTCGGCAACAAACCAAACAACGGCATTTTTAAATTGAGTGGCGCTATCGAGATTTTTAACGATGTAATCGGGCATTTCGCCAGTCATCTCTTTGTATTCGCTTATTATGTCGTGTAACTCATCTGCGAACACATCATATATGGCGGTTGTCTCGTTGTAATAAACAAGACCGCATACGCCATTTTGACAACCCGAATGGTTGATATTTTCCCAATCGGGATGCTCATAAGTATCTAGCATCCATTGTTTAAAAGTATTGTATTTTGTGTAATCGCTCATTTTGTGTTTTCCTTAGTTTAGTGAATTAGTGAGGGCTTTCGCCCTCTTTGGTTAGAATTCTGTTAGTAGTAGCGCAATTACTAGCGCATCATTTTTAGATTGCAAGGCACGAACTATTAAATCATTCTCAAGCGCCAATTCTGGCGCAACACTTAATTGCTCGCACTTTGCTATAAATTGTGATTGTGTCATTTTGTTTATCCTTTAGTTGAGTTTAGTTAGTATGTTTAAATCTCTTATTGCTTTGTGTGCATGGCTTACTGTGTGCGATATGTAATCGTATCTGATACGCTCTTTATCTAAGTCTTTAATGCAATCTGTTAAGTCCTCTATCAAGTCCTGTAGATATAACAATCTGCCTTTTTCGCTCATTTTGTTTAGGTCAATATCAATCATTTTTAGATTCCTTTAATTTAGTTAATTACCAAGAAATAAAATCTTCGTGTTGTCTTTCAAATATTGCTAACGCTTGCTCAATTGCCATTTGCTCTGTAATGCCTTTTTCAAGATACGGTGAATAGTCAATTGACACGGTTTTATATCCATCTTTAGATAAATACCTTTCTTGTGTGATGTATGTTGTCATGTTGTTTTCCTTTGTTTAATTAATTACTACACCTTGATTTGAACATAGGTAGATTTTAAACGCAACGGATTTCGTTACATTTATGCAAATAAATGCAAAATAATTATTTGAGGATTGTCCACGGTGGATAAGATGTGGGCTATTTGTGGATGATGCGTAATCGTGTGAGAACCTTGCACGGCTTGAGAGTGGATATTGTGGATAGTTATATATACCTTATTCTATGAAGTTGAATAGTATATAAATAAGTATAATGACCTGTAGAGTTACGACGGCTGAAAATGGACTTGTCCACTTGTCCACTTGACCCACGCTTACCCCATGCCTTTTGTCCCCCGCTTTTTCCTTTCCCCTTGATGTGGGTAATGTGGACACCTAGAAAACAATAACCCATGTTGTCCACAATGTAACGGCTAACGGCTAGTAACTGGCGGTTAAATTCTACTTGTCCGCATTGTCCAAGTAGCCCACGGCTTACAGTTGTTAGCAAGCACTTACTAGCAGAGGGCAAAAACTTTTAGCATGGGGGGGGTAGGTCCGAGCCGAACGGCCCTATGGCGGCGGAGCGTTTGCCCAAACTTTTTATTTTTTTTATAAAAAATCTATGCTAATATTCCACTATGTTTGATAACTTTCATTCCTATGTGTATGAGCCACGCAAGCTAGAAGCTACCGAGGCTAGATTGCAACGCATCTACGATGCTGCCAAGTTAGGACTCAAAGGCGACACACTTGCCCTCGCTGCTGGGATGCGCCCTACCGAATACCGACAGCTCACGCAACTAGATCCCATTGCCGAATATGCTGAACAAAAAGGCAAAGCCGATGGCGAGATGGAGTTATCAGCGATACTGCACAAAGCCGCTGCTGATGGCGACGCTAAAGCTGCGCTAGAAATTCTCAAGCACACCCACGGTTGGGTAGCTAAACAACAACTGTCGATAGATGTTGAGCAGCGCATCTCGATCACAGCCGCACTCGAACAAGCGCAACACCGCGTGATCGAAGGCGTGTTCAAACAAGTGGATGATCAAACCAACGATGCCGAAATGCTCCACGTGAAACCTCAACTCAAACAAAAGGTAGCGTAATATGCCAGGACTAAGCAAAGGTTTTCCTACAGGTGTTTATGGTATAGGCGTTAGAGAAACGCTTTACCCAGGCGAAGAAGATTACTTTAAAACCAATCCTCATGTTGCAGGGATGGCTGCGGATGACGACAAAATCATTATGAACCCGTACAGCAAGTTAAAAGATAACGAACGACAAGCGGTAATGATGAACGAAGCGGCGCGAGTTCACATGAGGACTAAACTAATTGAACCACCTAACTATGATTTGACGCCTGAACAAACCACGGCGTTTAAGGAATATTCGCAAGATCCTAACGATATTAGGCAGACTATTGCCGCACGTATACTGTCAGGCGATCCATCGGCGTTACAACCTACCCCCGCACAAACTGAATATGTAACTAAATTACGTCAGTTTATGGGCGTAAAGTAAATGCAATCCACCATCTACTCAGCGCAAGACGAACAAGAGTTAATGTCACGCCTGTGGAGTCCTGCAATTAAGGACAACCCACTAGCGTTTGTGATGTATTGTTATCCGTGGGCGCAACAAGGCACGCCGCTGAAGAATTTCACAGGGCCACGCAAGTGGCAACGTGAGATCTTACTGGACATAGCCGAACATATTAAGCAAAACCAAGGCAAGCTGGACTTTGATGTATTGCGAGAAGCAGTAGCGTCTGGGCGTGGAATTGGTAAGTCAGCGCTAGTGTCATGGCTAGAGCATTGGATGTTATCCACCAGAATAGGCGCAACCGTCATCGTGTCGGCTAACTCGGAATCGCAGCTGCGCTCAGTCACCTGGGCGGAGATAACTAAGTGGCTCAGTATGTCTATCAACAGCCATTGGTTTGAGGTATCAGCCACTAGAGTGATGCCAGCCAAATGGTTGACTGAGCTAGTTGAGCGGGATTTGAAAAAAGGCACACGGTATTGGGGTGTTGAAGGACGACTGTGGTCGGCGGAGAATCCTGATGCTTACGCAGGGGTTCACAACTACGACGGGGTAATGGTTATATTCGATGAGGCAAGTGGTATCGACGACAGCATCTGGGCGGTGACAAGCGGGTTCTTCACGGAGAACACGCCCAACAGGTTTTGGATGGCGTTTAGCAACCCACGACGCAACAGCGGGTATTTCTATGAAGCGTTCCACTCCAAGCGGGAGTTTTGGAAAAACCGCAACATTGACTCACGCCAAGTCGAAGGTACAGACAAGAACGTCTATGAACAAATCATTGCTGAGTACGGTTCGGACTCGGTGCAAGCCCACGTCGAAGTGTACGGCCTGTTCCCGAACGCGTCCGATGATCAGTTCATTAGCGTCAACACAGTCGAAGAAGCTATGCAACGGGAGAAGTACAAGGATAATACTGCGCCCATCATCATTGGGGTTGACCCTGCACGGTTTGGTTCGGACTCAACCGTCATCGCTGTCAGACAAGGGCGGGATGTAATAGCTATTAAGCGGCACAAAGGTGACGATACAATGGAAACAGTTGGGCGGGTGATCGAGGCCATCGAAGAATATCAGCCAACGCTAGTCAACATCGACGAAGGTGGGCTAGGAGCTGGGGTAGTGGACAGACTGAAAGAGCAACGCTATAAGATCAAAGGTGTTAACTTCGGGAACAAAGCAAAAAACAGTATGATGTATGGTAACAAACGGGCGGAGATGTGGGGCGATATGCGGGAATGGCTCAAGTCAGCTAGCGTGCCTACGGATCGGTACTTGAAAAGTGATCTAATCTCGCCCATGATGAAGCCTGATAGCAAGGGGAGCATATTCTTGGAATCAAAGAAGGATATGAGATCAAGAGGACTGGCGTCACCAGACGCAGCCGACGCTATTGCATTGACTTTCGCTTTTCCTGTTGCAAATCGCGAATACAAGGGTATAATCCGAAAGAATACGTACCAAAATCAAGGTGCAGTCTCTAACTCTTGGATGGGAAGCTAGATGGCTACTAAACAAAGCAAACCGATACCGCGCACGACCACGGGTAAGGGTAAGAACTATAACCCAACGGATAAGGGTGCAGGGATGACCGCCAAAGGGCGCGCCGAGTACAATGCAAAAAACAACAGTAATTTGAAAGCTCCTGCACCGAATCCGAAAACAAAAGCAGATGCTGGTAGAAAAGCATCGTTTTGTGCCAGAATGTCGGGTGTAGTTAAACACGCTAAAGGCGATGCACCGCGCGCTAAAGCGGCCCTTAAAAGTTGGAACTGTTAAAGGAGAATTAAATGGCAACTAAACCTGGACTATATGCTAATATTCTAGCTAAACGTGCAAGAATAGAAGCAGGATCTAAAGAAAAAATGCGTAAAGTGGGGGCAAAAGGTGCGCCAACTGCCAAAGATTTTAAAGATTCAGCTAAAACTGCAAAGAAAAAATAATCATGCCGTTAAAAAAATCAGCTAGTCCTAAAGCATTTCGAGAAAATGTTAAAGCCGAAGTAAAAGCAGGTAAACCTGTCAAACAAGCGGTGGCAATAGCGTATGCTATGAAGCGTAGCGCAGCTAAACCAGCAGGCAAAATGAAAAAATAATGGCATACGACCAAACAAACATGAACCTTGTCGGTAAAGTAGCCGACGTCGGTAGCAACCCAACGACCAATGAAGATCCAAAGGATAAGCTATCTACGATGCGCTCACGCTTTACATCGGCGTTGTCAGCGTATAGCGAATCCCGCGAAGATGAGCTAGATGACCTTCGATTTATGGCTGGTTCTCCAGATAATCAATGGCAATGGCCTGCTGACGTATTGGCAACTAGAGGATCTGTTCAAGGACAGACCATCAACGCTAGACCTTGCCTCACTATTAACAAATTGCCTCAACACGTCAGGCAAGTTACTAACGAACAACGTCAAAATCGGCCCTCTGGGAAGGTAATCCCTGCCGATGACAAAGGCGACGTCGAAGTTGCTGAAATCTTTGATGGCATGGTGCGTCATATAGAGTACATCTCTGATGCCGATGTAGCCTATGATACAGCTTGCGACAATCAAGTCACCTACGGTGAAGGTTATATCCGTATTTTGACCGAATATTGTAATGATGAAACCTTCGATCAAGACATCCGTATTGGCAGAATCCGTAACGCTTTTAGCGTTTATATGGATCCACTAATCCAAGACCCATGCGGATCAGACGCTGAGTATTGTTTCATTACCGAAGATATACAAAAAGACGAATACGAAAGGGAGTTTCCAGACGCTGCGCCAATATCATCCATGTTAGCGCAAGGCGTAGGCGACTCCTCACTTAGCCAATGGATAAACGAAAATACAATCCGTATTGCTGAATACTTCTACTACAAACACACCCCTACTAAACTGAATCTGTACCCAGGCAATATGAGCCATTTTGATGGTTCACCTGAAGATAAGCAAATGAAGATGATGGGTTTAAAGCCAATCAAGAGTCGGATGGTGGACGTTAAAAAAGTTATGTGGATGAAAACCAACGGCTATGAAGTGTTAGAAGAAAGAGAATGGGCAGGCAAGTGGATCCCTGTCGTTCGGGTAGTTGGTAACGAATTTGAAGTAGATGGTCGTCTGTATGTGTCAGGTTTAGTGCGAAACGCTAAAGATGCCCAGCGTATGTATAACTATTGGGTTAGCCAAGAAGCTGAAATGCTAGCATTGGCACCGAAAGCACCGTTTATTGGTTACGGCGGTCAGTTTGAAGGGTATGAGCAGAATTGGAAAACGGCTAATACGACCAATTGGCCTTATTTAGAAATTAACCCAGATGTAACGGACGGCGCAGGCGCCGTATTACCCTTACCGCAACGCGCTCAACCGCCAATGGCATCAAGTGGGCTACTGCAAGCAAAAGCTGGCGCATCCGATGATATTAAATCTACCACAGGCCAATACGACTCGAGCTTAGGTGCCACAAGCAACGAACGCTCAGGTCGGGCTATCCTGGCAAGAGAGAAACAAGGCGACACAGGTACTTATCACTATGTTGATAATCTATCCCGTGCTATTCGCCATGTAACTCGACAATTAGTCGATATGATCCCTAAAATTTACGATACCGAGCGCATTGCAAGGATTGTAGGCTTAGATGGTGAAGTCGATATGGTGAAGATTAACCCAATGCAACCTGAAGCCGTCAAGAAAATCATTGATGAGCAGGGCATGGTAATCGAAAAAGTCTATAACCCTAGCGTTGGTACATACGATGTAGTGGTTACTACTGGCCCAAGCTACATGACTAAGCGTCAAGAGTCATTAGATGCAATGAGTCAACTGTTGCAAGGCAACCCGCAACTTTGGTCGGTAGCTGGCGATTTGTTTGTTAAGAATATGGATTGGCCTGGCGCACAAGAAATGGCAAAACGCTTTGCTAAGACAATTGATCCAAAATTAATGCAAGACGACGATAAACCCCCTGAGTTACAGGCTGCTGAACAACAGATTCAAGCGATGGGCCAAGAACTCGACCAATTACAAGGGATGCTACAAAATGTTAATAGATCAATGGAAGCTCAAGATTTGCAACGTAAAGAATTTGAAGCCACTATTAAAGCGTTTGATGCAGAAACTAAGAGAATTAGCGCTGTTCAAGCGTCCATGACACCCGAGCAAATTCAGGATATTATTATGGGTACTATTCACGGCGCAATTACATCAGGCGATTTAGTAGGCGCTATGCCTAACCGTGAAATGTCAGATATGAACGAATCAATGCCAGCGCAAATGCCTCCGCAAGAAATACCACAAGAAATACCGCAAGAAATACCACAAGAAATGCTTTCTCAAGGAATGCCGCCCCAAGGGATGCCACAATGAACGCAGAATTAGCTAATTTTTTATTTGATTATAAAGATGGTAAATTAACGTGGAAAAATCCATCTAACCCAAAAAGAACGCCAATAGGCTCAATAGCAGGAACTGTATCAAAACGTGGGTATATCCATATTCAGTACATGAAAAAGATATATAAAGCACATCGTCTTGTATACTTGATGTTTCGTAATGATACCCCCACATTAATTGACCACATAAACGGCGTTTTAACTGATAATCGTATAGAAAATTTGCGAAGTGCAAGTTATGTTGAAAATCAACGCAATTCATCAAAACGAATAGATAATTCTTCAGGGGTTAAAAATGTATCTTGGCATAAAAGAATTGCTAAATGGAGTGTTCAGTTAAGTGTTGAAAAACGTATTAAACATTTTGGCTATTTTGATGATTTTGAGTTAGCCGATTTAGTAGCCACAGAAGCAAGAAATAAATATCATAAGGAGTTTGCTAATCATGGCGTATAAAGCCGCGGATTTTATAGGACTATTCTTTTTAGCTAGGGATGTAACGCATAGTGTGCATTTAAACACTAGAAGTTACGCAAAACATAAGGCTTTACAGAAATTTTATACAAATATCATTGATTTAGCCGATAGTTTTGCTGAGGCTTATCAGGGAAGAAATGGTTTAGTAGGGCCAATTAGCCTAATGTCCGCCAAAAAAACATCAAATGTAATTGAATTTTTAGAAAATCAACTTGCCGAAATTGAATCTGTGCGTTACGATGTATGCGATAAAGACGATGCACCGTTGCAGAACTTAATTGATGGTATTATCGAGTTATATTTATCAACGCTGTATAAGCTACGCTTTTTAGCATAAGGAAAAACATAATGGAGTTACTTAGACCTTTAGCCGATGCCAATTATCCTGCTGCTACTGTTTCATATACAGGCACCGCAGGTTCTACATCTACTTGGGGCGCAGGCCCACAAGGTGTGGTTGTATGGTCATCTACACCAGCGTACATTGTAGTAGGTGAAGGCGTTACAGCGACTACTGCCAGCACACCAATACCAGCTTATACACCAATTCCATTTACAGTACCCCCAGGCACAGGCGCTCCGTGGCGTGTAAGTGCAATTCGTGTTACTGATAGTGGCGATGTGTATTGCAAGCCAATTAATATTCGATGAGTTTTGGAATTGACATTCGTAATAGTGTAGCCATTGGTTTAGGTGGCATTATTACATTGTTTTCAGGCACTCGTGATAGTGGAGCATCCGTAGGAAATCTTTTAACCGAAGCCAGCGATAATCTTGTACAAGAAGATGGCGGGCTTATCTTGTTGGAGTAAAAAATTGGCAAACCAGCTTTTATATGTATGTAAAAGGTTTGTTAAAGAATTGCTTGGACTTAAATAAGGAGAATTAAATTGGCCGACGTCAAAATTTCAGCTTTACCCTCATCATCAACCCCACTTGCGGGTACCGAAATCCTACCTATTGTTCAAAGCTCAACAACTAGACAAGTATCTGTTGCTAATTTGACTGCTGGTCGGGCGGTAAGTGCTTTGTCAATTACAGCTTCAAGTCTAACAAGTGGTCGAGTAACTTATGCAGGTACAGCAGGTCTATTACAAGACTCAGCTAACTTAACATTTAATGGAACTACTTTAACAGCCAATACTATAGGTGCGTATACCCTAAGTGGCACAATAGCAGGGGGTGGTAATCAGATTAACAATGTAATTATAGGAACTTCTACCCCGTTAGCAGGCTCATTTACTACTATCAATGCGTCAACATCAATTACAAACGCAGGATTAACAAGTGGTCGAGTAACTTATGCAGGTGCTAGTGGATTATTAAGTGATAGTTCTGGACTTACGTATAACGGAACAAACTTATCAGTTAATGGTGCAACTCTTACTGGCGGCGGCGCGCAAGTAGCAGGAGGTGCTTGGAGCGTTATCCCTTATGTTTTTAATTCTTTAACTATAGATAATGCAAGCGGCGCAGCAAGATTCTTTGCTACTGGTGCAAATGCATCTACTTATGGTTCATATATTTGGTATGGTGGTTTAACTACTGGTGCAACAAGTGAGTATATGACACTTACTACAGGTGGTAATTTAATAATAGGAAATTCTACTGATGCTCTTGGTAGTAATAGATTGTATGTTCAATCAGCAAGCACAGCAGCCAATAATCGTACATTTAGCATATATAACACCGCAGCAACATCTACAGCTGTATTTGCAAACAGACTTATGCAAATTTCATCGAATGGAAGTGGTGCGGATGTAAATATACATTTTAGTGACCAAACAGCCTTCAATGCGTACATTGGAATGAATAGCGGTGCATTGTATTTTGGTACAAATGGCACAAATGAACGGATGCGTATAGACTCTAGTGGTAATTTATTACTGGGTACTACAAGTAGTATTAGTGCTGGCAAATTAGATGTTTCTAGTGCGAATAGGGTTGCAGGATTTTTGACAAATTCTTCTAGTGGTACTCAAGATGCAATAAATATTGGCAATCAAGCAAATGCTGCATATACCCCTATTCGATTTTGGGTAAATAACATTGATACTGGGTCTGTAGTTGGGTCAATATCATGTACAACATCATTAACTTCTTACAATGTAACTTCTGATTATCGGTTAAAAGAAAATGTTGTACCAATGACAGGTGCTTTGGCTAAAGTTGCACAACTTAAACCTGTAACTTATAAATGGAAATCTAATGGTTCTGATGGGCAAGGATTTATTGCTCATGAACTACAATCCGTTGTACCTGATTGCGTAACAGGTGAAAAAGATGCTGTTGATGCAGATGGTAAACCTATATATCAAGGTATGGATACATCACATTTAGTAGCAACACTTGTTTCAGCAATACAAGAACTTAAAGCAGAATTTGACGCATACAAAGCAACCCATCCTTAAGGAGAATAAATAATGGCAAACGTATACACATGGACAATCACAGCAATGGATTGTTCTACAACAGAGACTAATCCTGATACTGTAATCACAGCACATTGGACTTGTGCAGGAACAGACGGCACTTATAACGCCTCTGTCTACTCCACTTGTTCATTCGCACCACCTGAAGGCACATTTACACCTTACGCAGACTTAACGCAAGAACAGGTCTTAGGATGGTGTTGGACTAATGGTGTAGATAAAGATGCAACAGAAGCGTCGGTAGGACAACAGTTAGCTAACTTAGCTAATCCACCTGTAGTAACGCCACCATTACCTTGGGTCGCTTAATATAATGACAACTGTTAACCTATCCTCGTTAGCTGGCGCTGGTAGCCAATTTTTTAACGATAGTGGCGTTCCACTAGCGGGTGGGTTAATTTACACATATACCGCAGGTGGTCTTCTT